GAGGAGCACGCAGAGGAACTGGCCGCAACCGAACGCAAGCTTCGCGCCTATATGAAGACGTTCAAGATTGCGAAAGTCAACCTAAATGATCATTGCATTTTTGACCTTGTTCCCCACGACTTCTTAAAGCGCTTTTGCGAGGTTAAAGCCCGTATTACAGAACACATTTTCGAATCCCGAGAAAAACCTGAAAACTATCAGCATCTCTGTGACGTAGAAAAACTCCTTTATAAGATAAGGTATAATAGGCTCAATTTGAGCACCGAGGGGTGCCGCCATTTAATGCTCTCGACCGTAGAACGCAATAAAGCACAAGAATTGGCCAAGAACTACCCCTACATTGACTACAACCTGTTCGGTACGGTCACAGGGCGCCTCACAACGCGTCCTGGCTCATTCCCCGTACTAACAGTCAAGAAAGAGTTTAGGAAGCTCCTGCGGCCAAAGAACGACCTTTTCGTGGCATTAGACTATAACGGCGCTGAAGTGCGTATGTTCTTGGAGCTTGCCGGCGAAAAACAGCCAGATTATGATATTCATGACTGGAACGTCAGGAATGTGTTCGCGAACGCTTTAACTCGCGATGAAGCCAAGATTGAGTTTTTCGGATGGCTGTATAACTCATTAGAACACGCAGACCTTGGGAAGACCTATAATAAAGCTAAGGTACTTAACGAGTGGTACGATGGTGAACACATTACTACACCATATCAGCGAAAGATCGCGGTGGATGACTTCAGGGCCCTCAACTATTTGATCCAGAGTTCAACGGCAGATCGAGTTCTCTCTAAGGCCGTTATTATAGACAAAATGCTCGAAGAAAGAAAATCTTTCGTTTCTCATATACTTCATGATGAAATTGTGATAGACTTTGATAATGAGGACAGGGATATTATAATGGGAATCAAGGAAACATTTGAAGATGGTTTTCTCAGCTCAATGAAGGCTGGCAAGAATTACTTCGAACTGAAAGAGTTGAATCTATGATTATAGTTGGCCTGGGCACCGCAGCATCTAAGATAACAGAGAACTTTAAAACAGTCGATAACTATAAAGTCTATCAGCTTAATAGTTCGGTCGAGCGCACCTCTAAGTATAAGTTTAAATTGAAGCATTATGAAGATGCGGAAGAATACGAGCGTAATATACCAAATCTCAAAAAGTTTTTTAGTGATGTTAAGGGCCGAGTACAATTCTTTGTTGTGGGCTCATCCATGAGTTCTAATTATGCGCTTGGGGTTCTTGAACAACTGAAACATGCAGATGTGGAGTTGTTCTATATCAAGCCTGATGGGGAACTTCTCACGGGTATCCCCAAATTAGTAGATAAAGTGGTATTTAGCGTTATACAGGAATATGCCCGCTCCGGCTTATTAAAATCGGCAACGTTGATTAGCAATGAGTTGCTCGAAAATCATATCGGAAATGTGCCCATTAAGAAGTATTACGACACGCTCAACCACACCATTTACACAACAGTCCATTATTTAAATTTCTTTGAACACAACGACCCAGAGATCGGGATGGTGGCCCGACCCCTTGATGTTTGTCGGATTAGAACCATCGGTTTGCTTAATATGAAGAATTTAGAAGAAAAATGGCTTTTTCCACTTGACATGGACCGCGACGTGTGTTATTATATGTGTATAAAGAGGGATAAGTTAGAGAACGATGGAACGCTTCACAAAAAGTTGGTCGATTTGCTCAAGCAAAAACCAAGGAATGCTTTCCGTAAGATTTCGTATGCGATTTACGAAACTGAATATAATGATTTTGGGTTCTGCGTTGCCCTTACTAACGTAGTACAAAAATACACTTGACAAGCTACGTCAAGTGTGTCACAATAGAGTAACAAGGAACGCTTGTTACAAACTCATTCATAAAAAGGAGAAAAAATGAGTATTGATATGGAACTGATGCGGCGCAAGCTTGCATCCCTTCGTGGAGAAGGAAACGGGGATAACGCCCTGTCGGTCTGGTTTAAGCCAGATGAGGGCGATACGGACATTCGTATCGTTCCAACTAATGATGGGGATCCTCTTAAAGAGATGTCCTTCCATTATAATGTGGGCGAACATCGCGGTGGTGTTCTTTGTCCGAAGCGCAACTACGGCGAAGCATGCCCGATTTGCGAGTTTGCTTCCGCTTTATGGCGCGAAGGAACCTCTAACAACGATGAGGACAGCAAGAATCTTGCAAAGTCTCTCTTCGTGCGTCAGCGTTATTTTTCGCCCGTGGTAGTTCGCGGTCGTGAAGACGAAGGCGTCAAAGTCTATGGATATGGAAAGAAGGCTTACGAGCTTCTTTTGGGCTATATCCTTGACCCAGAATATGGTGATATCACCGATTCCACCGAAGGAACCGACATCACCCTTACCTACACCAAACCCAATAAGTCTGGTGCTTATCCACAAACGAGTCTAAAGATGCGTCGAAACACATCCCCCCTGCTCGCTGACACGGAATCCATCCCTGCCCTCTTGGATCGTGTCCCGGAGTTCGAAACCCTATTCGAACGCCTGACAAGCGATCAAGTAGGCGCTATTCTAGATGAGCAACTCTCAGGCGATGGTTCTGCCGAGAGTCGTTCCAAAGAGACTACAAAATACTCCGCCCAGCCGACTAACGATGTTGACAAGGCGTTTGAGGAATTGATGTCCTAGAACAATTAGGCGTTAATTTGTGGAACACCGCCGGCAGACCGGGAGTAAATAGTCTGCCACATTTTTAAATAGGAGAGCCCCGTGGCCAGAAAAGCCAAAACTAGACCTGGAAAGGTTTCGATGCAAGATTTGATGAGTCTTGTTAATAAAAAGGCCGGCGTTACGGTCGCCCACAACCTTTCGGGCGAAAACCCGACAGAGGTCAAAGAATGGATACCCACCGGCTCTCGCTGGTTGGATAGCATTATTAGCAAAGGAAAGGTTTCAGGCATTCCCGTAGGAAAGGTTACAGAAATCGCAGGACTTGAATCGACTGGAAAGTCTTATATGGCAGTCCAAATCGCCGCTAACGCCCAAAAGATGGGAATGATGGTGGTTTACTTTGATTCAGAGTCTGCTATTGATCCATCCTTCATAGAGCGCGCAGGATGCGATCTGGAGCGTCTTATGTACATCCAGGCATCCTCGGTCGAGTTTGTGCTAGAAACGATTGAAGAGCTTCTGGGCGCCACTGACGAGCAAATGCTGTTTATTTGGGATTCTCTGGCCTTCACTCCGTCGGTGTCTGATGTAGAGGGTGATTTTAACCCCCAATCATCGATGGCAGTGAAGGCGCGTATTCTCGCTAAGGGTATGTCTAAGTTGGTTATTCCGATTGCTGATAAGAAGGCAACATTCTTGGTTCTCAATCAATTGAAGACTAATATCCCTCATGGGCCAAACGCTCGCATCATCGCGATGACCACACCTTATATCACCCCTGGCGGTAAGGCTATGCACTATGCATATTCGTTGCGTATCTGGCTCACCGGACGTAAAGCGAGGGCCTCATTCATTGAGGATGAAAAGGGATTTCGAATTGGGTCCGAGGTTAAGGTAAGGCTCGAAAAGTCGCGCTTTGGGACACAAGGGCGGTCGTGTGCGTTCCGCATTATGTGGGGAACTGACGATGTAGGTATTAGGGACGAAGAATCGTGGTTTGATGCCATTAAAGGCTCTTCGTGCTTGACCAGCGCTGGTGCCTGGTACACACTCAAGATGCCTGACGGCTACACTAAAAAGTTTCAACCTTCGAAATGGAATGATTTAATTTCTTCTGACGATGAATTTAAAGCTAAGGTAACACGTCTAATGGACGAGGAGATTGTGCAAAAGTTTGATCGCCGTGAAGGAACAGCCGATACATTCTATGCCGATCCAGAAGATCTAACCGTTCCACTAAAGGATTAAACAAAATGAAACTACTAACAACTGCAATTTTTTGTACATTGATGAGCGGGTGTATTGCACATGCTCATCAGCCAGCGCCTCAGCCAGCCGCGCATGCTCACACTCAAGTCAAGGCATGGGTATGGGTAAACGGCAATTGGCGCGGCGGCCATTGGGTGAAAGGCCATTGGGCCGTGCGGCATGTTCGCCCTCACCTGATTAAGAGAAATCCTCATCGGTATATACACTATCGATCCGGTCGACCTCATCGGGCCCCACCACGGCAACACCGCAGACATTAAAAAAAGTACTTGACATTGCCTCCCAGATTTAGTATACTATAAATAGGGGAGGCATTCTTGTCTTTATTGGGCGAAGAGTATAAGCACTCAACATCAGCTAACAAGCACCACACTTATAGTGGGCGCGTTAGACGACATATGGAGTTAGCTCGTCGCATTGCTCAACAATCCACTTTTGATGGACCCAAGCACGGAGCAGTCTTGGTAAGAGGCACATCTGTAATCAGCGTGTCAGAGAATAAAAGCAACTTTTGTTCTTTTGGTCGTCGTTTTCGTAAGTGTGATATTCAGCCAGGACATTCTACGGTTCATGCAGAACTTGGCAGTATTTTGGGGATTGACCGCCGCAAAACCGAAGGAGCAGAGGTTTATGTGGCCCGCATTGGTAAAAAAGGAGACTTCAAAATGTCGAAGCCTTGTCCAATGTGTGAATCAGCCCTTCGACACGTAGGGGTAAAACGTGTTATTTATACCATTAATAATAAAATAGCAGGGAGCTATAAACTATGAAACTAAAGGTAGGCGATTTAGTTCGCGTCCGATATCCAACTGATGCATTCTTCGCCGGTGAAGAATTCTTAGGCTTTATTACCGCAACCAAAGAAGAATCTGGTCTACGCGGCCCCCTCTTCGATACAATGTGGTGCATTACAACTGGCACCGAACATATTTTAAATAAATTTAGAGACGAGATAGAGGTTTTAAGTAAATGAAAAGATTATTGATAGTTGATGCGTTAAACGCATATCTACGAGCATATATTGTAGATCCCAGTATATCCACTAAC